GACGTGGCGAATCGGCAGGAGCACCCGAAAGGCCCGTGGGGCTGGATGGTTGGGCTGCGCTACGGCACGTTGAAGAACCACTCTCAGACGTTTGAACAATGGAGGAAAGGACATTGACGAAATGGCCCCACGACGACACCGCGAGCAAGAACGCTTTCTACGGCGACTTCCATTCGCCCGGTTGGCAAGACTTTAACCTCGTCCATTACACCGCGCCCTTTATGATGTACTACGCGAAGAAGCCGTTGAAGCATGGGCTGTTGGTGCACCGTAAGATTATGCCCGCGATTGCTCAGGTGTTTGACGAGATATTTCTGGCTTGCCACAACTCACAGGCTGAGGTAGATAAGACAGGGGCGAGCGATTTTGGTGGGTGCTTCAACATACGTAGGATCGCTGGGAGCAACAACTGGTCGAACCATAGCTGGGCCTGTGCGATTGATCTCGACCCGAGCCGGAACGGGTTTAACACCGGCCACGGGCACATGCAGGAGTTGGTAATCGACGCTTTTAAGCGGCAGGATTTTATTTGGGGAGGTGACTATCGCGGCCGCACCGACCCTATGCATTTCGAGGCCGTGTCACGATGAAAGGAACTGAGATGAACTCTGATCAACTTGCTGGTGTTCTTCGTGCTATCCTTCCCGCGATTGTGGCGTTTGCAGTTGCGAAGGGTTGGGTTGGTGTGGGCAGCGCCGACTGGGTTGTTACCTCTGTGATTGCGTTGGCCGCTGCTGGCTGGTCGGCTTGGACCAACAAGCCCGGCACTGTAATCGCGCCGAAGTTGTAACCGAGCATGTTTACTTACGCCAAGATTGCTTTAACTCTGTTACAGCTGGCAGATGTTTTAGTCGCCTTGGCGCGGAGTAGGCAGCAAATGCAAGCGGGGGCCGATGCAGAAATTGCAAAGGCCTCCGCGAGTATTTTGCTTAAATGCCAAAGCGCGAAGGAGGTTATGAGAAGGGTTATGGCAATGAGCGAGGCGGAGGTGGATCAGTCGTTGAAGGAGCTTGAACCAAAATGATATGCGTAGGGCTGTTGGTGGCTTACTGCTTCACCGCTACGCCGGGGCCGGTCGATTCGTTCTGCCTTGTTTACCAACCAGTGGTGTTGGCAAAGGGCGATGGGGCGATCGTGGGAACGGCAGCGGCTAAGCGGAGGATCTTGGCGAATGAAATCTTTTATCGGCAATGGTGCAAGGAAGCCAGGAAATGAACGAAGCCACGAATCTTATCTTAGCAATCTTCGGCGCGATTATGGTTTGGACTTCGTCGATTGTTGGGGCGGTGCTTTGGCTCAGCGGGAAGTTCCGCGGCGTGGAGCAGACGATTTATAAAGAAATGGATAAGCTACGGCGAGAAGTAGAAGCGCGGCATTATAATATAAACACTAGGATACAACGGTTGGAGATAAAGCTGTTTGGGTTTGCGGGGCCGGACCGTGGTACAGCCACGACCCCGCAAGATAACGGGCAGGATAACCTTTAGCGGGCTATCAGCAGGCCAGTGGCGGCACCAGCGCCCGCGCCGATCACGGCATAGGAACCGGCAACGCTAGCGGTGGTTGTTGCGGCCAGGGTGCCGCCGACAATCGTGCCGCCAGCAGCGCCAACGATCGCACCAACACCGAAGCCGAGCGCGGCGCCTACGATAGCGCCGCCAACGATACGGTCAAGCGGCGAGCAATTGGCCGGGATGAAGAACAGACCGCATTCCAGAATCGACGGTGCTCGGTCGATGCGACGGTCTTTGGCGGCCGCCGGCGCAACAAACGCGACGGAGAGAACAAACGCGGCAAGGGTAAGAACAAGCTTTTTCATTTCAGAACTCCTCAAGTTAAGGGCGGAATGCCCTGTTAACGGGGAAGGTTAGGTCCCCGAAACGTATGCAATCACAAGGCGAGCGGGGTATACGCCCTCACCGACACGGCGGTTATGATTGCCTGAAACAATGATTGGGTTGTTGCCCTCGAACCCGGTCACGATGCCGACATGGCCCCCGTTGCGGCCTCGTGCGAATACAGCAATTGCCCCGACCCGAGGATTGACGTGCGGCAGGGCGGCCCAGTCGCGGGCCCGGTTGGGGTTCTTGATCTTGGCTGCGGCTTCAGGCGCAACCATCGCCATGAACTTGCCACACCATACTGCGTTCCAGCCGGTAGGGTTTGTGCCGAGGTAGTGCCGCGCCTTGTCTACTAGATAGTCGCCGGACGCAACTACGTCTTTAATAACTCGCCGGGCCTGCTTCTGGGTGTTACGGGCGGTTTCAACGATAATCTTAGGCGCTTGGTGGATTTCGTTAGACTGCCTGCATCCACGGTCGTCGCAGAGGATGTATGATTCTGAGGCAGGGGCGTAGCGTTGTTTGGCGTAAGAGTTTGTGGAGGCTGTTAAGAGTAGTATAAGTGCCGTAGTTAGGGCTTTTAACACAAGACTTCTCCTAAGTTGTTGATGATGGTTAGATTATGGCCCGTGCGCGATGGGAAGTCAATCCTGCGATTTGATCACCGCGCGCCAATGGAACTGGCGTGTGTTGGGATTGAGGCCGTCGGATTTTTCAAGCAGGCCGGAGCGCTCCATGATCTCGATGACCCGCATCACGCTGTGGGCCGGGACTCGGTCGCGGGCGAAGTTGACGACTTTGTTCTCGGCCACCCCTTCGCGTTTGAGATCGGAGGCGAGGATGTAGTGGTAGATTTCGTCCATGGCCTTGGAGTCGGCACCGATCGCCCCGGCTTTGAAGATCTCAGGCATGAAGCCCTCGGCCTCAAGGAGCCAACCCATGGCGGTGTTGAACACGGCCTTGGTCAGGAGGAGTTGGTTGCCGGAATCCACCGCGGCGATCATAGACAACTTAAGAAGATGCGCCAATCGTCGGGTGTTATAATGGGTGAGTTTTGGATGGTTTGGCACAGGGGCTTGGTCGAGCTTGCGCCAGTTGTTAATGGCGGCGCGGTAGTCTTCGGTGGCCACGAAAGGACCACTAAGAGAATTAATAAGACGGAGATCGTGAACCATGTCAGGGCTAAGACCCCGAGCGCTTTGGGCAAAGAAATCATCGGAGATGATCCTTTCGTCGGAGAAGATCATAAGGACGCGGGAGGTGAAGCCTTGGTCCCAGGCGTTTTCGGGCATGAACTTGATTAGATTCGAAGGGGTCGTACCTGAAAGAATAGAGAGTTGTGGGTGCTCGATGAGGATTTTAATATCGTTACCACGGCGCCGTTGGGCATAAGGGACTGTAACGTCATAGAAAGTAGTAAGCCCTCCAATGATCTCGTCATCGAACTTGTGCATGAAGGCGGAGAGTTCGTCAGCGACGATAAACATCGAGTTGTATTCAAGGGGCCCCTCCGGGAGTCGGATTATGGATCGCTTGGCGTCGACAAGAGCGTCGACCATGGAAGCCATTGACATTGAAGTTGGTGAGAGGTGAAAGTCAGGTAACTCACGATAGAACTTTGCACAAGCCATGATGGTTCTAGTTTTTCCGACCCCTGGATGACCAACGAGGAATACATACAGGTTAGGATAAAGTGGGGCGGAAGTTTGTAGCCAGACTTTTTGTTCAAGTACGGCCCCGATGGTTCCAATGGCAGCCCACTTACGGAAGATAGGAGCCGATTCGAGATTGCTCGCATGGTCAACGAAGCTTTCTATCCAAGAGCCCAACTTTCGGCGACCGCTTCCGTTGGTCGTGCCCGGTGTAGTCTTTGAGGCCATCAACATTTTCCTTAGAGTAATCGCCTTTGTTCCAGCCGACCTTGCAGTCGTATGGAATGGTCATATCGCGGTTGTTTTTGAGGGGGATGGCTTCGAGGAGTTGGGCTTGGATGAGGGGGATGATGCGGTCTTCGTGGGCTTCGGGGTAGGTGATGGTGATGGCGTCGTGGTCTTGGAAAACTACAGCGGCGTCGCGGGCCGACCAGATGCGAAGCATGGCGGAGTTTACGATGTCTGCCAAGGAACATTGGGGATCGTACGCAATAGCTTCTCGCAGAACGCCCTCGTCATTTCGTCGGCCCCAGAACTGACGTTTGCGTCCAGTAAGCGAAGTAAGAGTTCCAGCTCGTCGGAGGCTAGAGTCAACGTGGCTTTGCCATTGCTGGTGGGCAGGGAAGGCTCGGAAGTATTTGGGTTGGAATTGCTCAACGACCCCGATAGGAAGCTTGGCTTGTGCACTGAGAGTTGCAGGCTTGCCACCATAGTTACTTCCGTGTCCGAGTTTTTTGCACATAAATCGGTATGTGTAATGTCGATAATAAGGCTGTTCTGCGATATCCTTGTCTCGCTTAAGATCATTGGTCCAAGGAAGTTCTGGCCAACAAATTCTTGCAACGGCCGTATGAACATCCCCAGACTCAACAGCATCGAGGTATTGTCCATCATTGAAAAGGTTCCATTCGATTGCGCCGACGCAATAGCTCTCTCCGGACTTCGCGTCGAACTTGGCGAACTTCATTCCAGGATCGGCGATGAAGATAGAACGGAGAGACTCTTCAACATTCTGGAGGTTGCCTCCGGTTCCAAACTCAGAAAAGCTAGAACTCCAGCGGCCAGTAGAAGTACCAGCAATATTGTAGCTAGTTCGAAGTCTTCCATCGGGGTCAATGCTCGTTTTGAGGACGGAGATTTTCTTGCCAAGGTCCCGCATGGTTGTGATGTGGCGGACGATCTGGCGGGCGATTAGGTATTGTTCCATCTTTTCAAGGGCTTCGCGGTTGACGGTGATCGAGCCGCCGCGCTTGATGGCCGGGATGGCGAGCTGGTTGTAGAAGAGGTCCTTTAGGTCGGCGGGGGACCGCCAGTTGAAGTGCGGGAGGCCGACCCCTTCGAAGACGATGCGTTCGAGGTTGGCGTTGAGGTGTTCGATCTTAGAGAAGTAGTCGTCGATGACCTCAGCTTTACGAGCCTGATCAACCAAGACTCCCCGCAGTCGCATTTCCAAAGCTGGCCCTTGTAACGCCCTCGAGAAGGTGTATGTACGATTCGTGAACTCATCCAATTGCGGTAAAAGCGCATCGAGAACCTCCGCGGTGATGCAGCAGTCGAGGCCGTTGTAGACTTGATCGGCTTCCCACTTTGAGAGGTCGGTGGGGGATATGGTGGAGGTGTTGATGATTCTCATGCTTTGACCCGATAGACCCAGCCAAAGAATCCCTCGGGCCATTTAATAGGCCGATATTCGACGTACTCTAACCAAACCCATTGGCCGC